GACTGTGAATGCCGGTGGACTTTACGATGGGATGGTTTTTGATCCCTACGTCTTCTGGGAATACCCAAAGGAGGTGACTCTCCTAGATGGCACTAAGAAAATCGTCTCCTCGCAAAGTGAAGAACTCCAGCTAGCCACTACGATTCAGCCGAAGCCGGTGGATCCGATTGTAGAGGAGAGGAATCTCCTTGCGCAAACTGTCGCCGATTCTACTCGGCAAATCCAAGAACTCCAAGCCCAGATCTCCGCCCTTCAGTCGCAGAAAATCTCAAGTAAGGCTTCCTAATGGCTAACACCCCGCTTACGATTATTCTGGCTGCTATGCGAACCGCCGGAATTGTCGGTGTGGGGCAGCAAGCCAACGGTGATGACACTAATAATGCTTTTATTTTGCTGAATTGGATGATAAGCCAGTGGGCACGGAAGCGGTGGCTGGTTTATCATTTGCAGGATTTGAGTGTTGTTAGTACCGGGGCGACTTCGTATAATGTGGGACCGGGGGCGGATATTAGTATCACAACCCGCCCTGCACGACTAGAAACCGCATATTTCCGGCAGCTTGGTTCCACCGCAGGATTTCCCTTGGACTACCCGCTGGAAATTCTCAATTCTTACGAAGACTACGCAAATCTTTCGATCAAGGGTTTGCAAAGTTTTCCAACTTATGCCTTTCTGGATACTAATTGGCCGAATGCGAAGCTCTATGTTTGGCCAATTCCGCAGGCGGCTCTCTACGAAATCCATATCGTAGTCACCGCGCCGATTGCGCAGTTTACTGGGCTTTCGCAGACTTTGAACCTTCCGGGGGAATACTACGCAGCGCTGCATTATAATCTTGCGGAACGCCTTGCGGTCGATTATCAAATTCAGTCGAATCCGGGGCTTGTGGCGCTCGCACGGGATTCTCTTAATGTTATCCGTAAGGCTAACTTCCAGCCTTCTCGGATGAAAATGCCTTCCGACCTTGTTAGATCTGGCGTTTATAACCCGTATTCGGACCGGGTCCGATAGGAGAGAAAAATGGCAAGTGGAAATCCAAACTCTCAATTCTTCGACCATGGTTATCGGATGTTTACCGGCGGAAGGTTGGCTAATGCTATCGGCTACCAGCAGCTGGCGTACAATAATAACCTTGTGGCGCTGGCAGGTGGTGGAGCAACTGGGGCTACGCAGCTTACCAACGCCTATAATCACATTTTGACCTGTGCGACTACTGCAGATTCGTGTAAATTGCCACCTGCGATTCCGGGGAATATCTGCTATTTGATGAATGCCGGGGCGCAGTCAACCACGGTGTACGCCTATGAAGGGTCTGCAACCACTATCAATGCTACTTCTGGGGCAACTGGCGTAGCCCAGGCCGCAGGCGTTGGTGCGCTTTATTTCTGCCCTCTGGCTAACCTCTGGTCTCGGATTCAGTCCTCATGAGAATTCCTCTTCTGGGTGGAGCATATACTACACAGAGCGTCTTTGTGGATGCGCAGCGGTGTATTAATCTCTACCCAGAGAAGAATCCGGAGGATGCGGAAGCCCAATTGGCACATTACTGCACGCCGGGATTGACGGTAGTCGGAAGTGTTCCGGGAGGGTCGGGATGGAGAGGACTTTACTATTCCTCTGTTAATCAGACCTTCTACGGGGTTTGCGGAACCGGGGTTTATACAATTAGTGGTTCCTTTCTGATGACTCAGATTGGAACCATTGCTTCTGGAACTACCCCAGTCTCAATGATTGATAATGGAATTCAGCTGGTGATTGTTGCCGGGCAGACCGGATACTATGTCACGCTGAGCACGAATGTGGTTACCCAGATCACGGACTCTGCCTTTTATGGTTCCGACCGGGTAGGATACATTGATACTTTTTTTGTATTTAATCAGCCAAATTCAAAAAATTGGTACACAAGTCTTTCGAATTCTATTACCTTTGACCCGACATATATCGTGGCGAAGACGGGGTCTACGGATCAACTGGTAGCTGCGGTTACAAATCATCGGGAAATTTATGTTGTCGGAGAGCGCACAACGGAGGTCTTTTATGATGCCGGGGCGTCTGGATTTCCCTTCGCGACTATTGTTGGATCTTATATTGAGCATGGCTGCATGGCAAAATATTCCATCGCGGTGCATGATAACTATGTGTATTTTTTGTCACAGGACCGGGATGGGGCTCCTTCGGCGGTTGCGGTTGGGCCAGATGGTGGATATCGGGCGAAGCGGATTTCAACCCCTGCGGTAGAACAGGAATGGCAAGGTTACGTCAATCCGACCGATGCGGTTTCATATTGCTATAAGCAAGCTGGGCATGTGTTTTATGTGCTGAATTTCACTACCGATGATAAGACTTGGGTTTATGATATTGGGGAAAATCTTTGGCATCAGCGGGATGACATCGATTCAAATGGGGTAAGTCATCGCCATCCGGGCCAGTGTCATGCCTATGCCTTCGGATTTAACATTGTTGGAGATTATCAAAATGGAAATCTCTACAAATACGATTTGAACAACTTCACCAACAATGGAAATACGGTGAGGAGACTAAGAACGCTCCCACATGTGCTGGACAAAGATACCGGGAAGAAATTAATTTATAATCGATTCTCAGCTGATATCGAGGTTGGCACTGTTTCAGGGACGGCTACTTCGACGCAAAGCGAACTCACTCTCCGCTGGTCGTACACTCGTGGGAAGAGTTGGCTCAATCCGGTCATTCAGAATCTTGGTTCTACCGGACAATATATCCTCCAGCCTACTTGGAGACGCCTTGGCGTCGGGCGAAGTCTTACTTTGGAACTTTCCTGGAGTATCCCCGCGCCAATTGCTTTGACTGGCGCTTGGCTTGATATAACCCCTTCGGTGACATAATGGTACAGCAAAGTCCTCTCTCTCCAGCCGCTCCGATTGTGGATCCAAACACCGGAACCCTTACCCCGCATGCGCAGAAATTCTTTCAGGTGATTTGGCAGAGAACTTCCGGACAGAATGGAAATGGGGGGATCTTCCCAACAGGGGGGATTTTGACACATCAGGGAAGCCTTCCAAGTGGGTATCTTGCGTGTGATGGCTCTGCTGTAAGTCGGACAACCTATGCCAATTTGTTCTCAGTTATTGGAACAATCTACGGACCTGGAGATGGGTCTACGACCTTCAATCTTCCTACGGTAGCCAATGGGATCATCCAGACATGAAGTACTTCCAGAAGATTGCCCAGGGAATTGACATGGCGCCATTGGCGCTGCAGCTGCAAATTCGACCGGGACTTTGGGGAGCGCACAAGGTACGGCAGGAATTTTCGGGATCTCCGCACAAAGAAACCGAAGACATCTGGGTACGAATGCCAAGGGCCCAAGGCGATCTTTTTGAGATGTATGAGGAACTGGAATGTGTGCCCTATCGGGCGTGGGATGAGTTGATCTCGGTTCGGATTTTGGTTCATGATTTGCTTCGCAGGGTAGAAGGAACCCGACTTGGAAGGGTGCTGATTACGAAGTTGTCCCCTGGTGGGAAAATTTCTCCCCACGTTGATGAAGGGCCGGTTCCAGCCTACTATCAGCGATACCAAATCCCAATCCAGAATAATCCCGGCTCTTTGTTTCAAATTGGAGATGAGGTTCTTCGAATGAATCCGGGGGAAGTCTGGTGGATCAATCCGAGGGTTCTCCATTCCGTTGTGAATAATTCTGATGATGATCGGATTTCTCTAATTGTTGATATTAGGGGGGATGGATGCTGAGCTGCTGCGTGGAAGAGTGGCCGGGGCCGGCTCCAGAACTTACTGAGCTTTTCCAGATTCACTGGAAGGAAGTCGCCCTTTTCCATGATGAAATTCCCCTTGCCCCACGGTGGGAACGTTATGAGAGTCTGGCCTTGTCAGGGCAGCTTTTATATATTACCCTTCGGGATCGAGGAACTCTAGTTGGATATTTTATTGGATTCTTCGATAAGACGCTCCATTACGGGGAAACGTTGAAGCTGCTTATGGATATTATGTATGTGAGAGCAGAGGCCAGAGGCCACTTTGGTGGTTTTAAGTTGCTCCGAATGGCGGAGCGTGAAGCTCGAAAGCGAAAGGTCGTTCTTCTCGCAATGAGTCGGAAGATGCATCTTTCCGATGAAATGGCACGATTGCTTCGCCTTTTTGGCTTCTCCGATATCGAAATCCACTCTGCCAAGATCTTGAGGTATTAAGATGGGCTTTCTTCTCGCAGCAGGTGTTTCCGCAGGAGCCGGGCTCATTGGCAGTAGCATGGCTGCGAGTGCCCAGACCAGTGCCGCAAATCAGGCAAACGCTACGCAGATGGCAATGTATAATCAGTCGCAGGCTGATTTGAAGCCGTATATGACTGCTGGAGAGAATAGTCTTAACCAATTGCAATCACAGATGTCAAGTCTTACGGCGAACTTCAATCCAACGATGGCGCAGCTGGAACAGACTCCAGGATATCAATTTACCCTGGATCAGGGATTGAAGAGCACGCAAAATTCCTATGCAGCACAAGGGCTTGGCTCTAGTGGTGCTGCGATGAAGGGCGCTGCTGATTATGCAACTGGACTTGCGAGTAACACATATCAACAGCAATTTAATAATTATTGGACGCAGAATCAAAATAAGTATAATATGTTGAATTCTCAAGCACAGCTTGGAGAAAGTGCCGCAGCGGGGGCTGCGGTTAATTCACAGACTACATGGCAGAATGTTGCTCAAACTCAATCTAGTCTTGGAAATGCCCTTGGGTCAAGCTATATCTCCGGGGCTAATTCTGTTGGAAATGCCGCAAGTCAGTATGGAATGTATAGTTATATGAATTCCTTGCGGAATGGTGGAGTTATGGATACTAGTTCTGCTAATACTGCTGCCTATGCAAATGCCGGCAATATGTTTGGGTGATAGAAAATGGCCGAGATCAACGCGGGAATCTATGACAAGGTTGCTCAGCCGAATCCTCTCGGCATGGCCAATGCTTTGACCGGAATGGATTTGCAGCAGGCGGAAGCTGCGCGGGCTCGGATGGAGACCCAGCTTGCGCCGCAAAGGTTCGGCTTAGAACAACAGAGGACCCAGAGTGAAGTCGGTCTGCAGGGGCAGCAAAGGCAGAACCTTGGGCTAGAGGCAGAAAAAATTAAGCAAGAGCTTGCCGCGAGGAACGCTTACGGCCAAGTTCTCCAGGGTGCGATTGACCAGAAAACAGGAAAAATTGATTACGGAAAAGCCGCTGTTGGATTGATTAGCAATCCGGCGACTGCGACTTTGGCTCCAACGATTCTTCCTTCTTTTGTCTCAGCCGGACTTACCGATGCGAACACTGTATCCACCGCGCTTGATAATCAGTTGAAGAAGATGGATGCGGTGAGTTCATCGGTTCTTCCATTGATGAAAGATCCGAATGCTTCGAAAAGCGCTGTGAAACAGAAGCTGGATTCGCTCCGTGGAACTGGGATGCTCTCACAGAATGAAGAAGACCAGTATTTGAGTTCTTTCCCGGACACGCCAGAAGGGGTGCACTCCGCGATCAATTCTTATGCCTTGGCAGCTTCGAAAATCAAAGACTCCACCAATCAGGTGTATGGAAGCGGGCAGCTTAGTCCCGCACAGCAGGCACAGATTCCTCTCGAACAGGCCAATATTGCCAACTACGAAAAGGAACTCACCGAGCGTGCGCAGAGTGCAAATTCTGCAAAACTTGTGCTCGATCCTTTGATGAAAGCCTACAACGATGCGAAGAATGGCCTCGGCCCGGGCGCGGATCTTCGTGCGAAGCTTGCCTCGGGATTGATGGCAGCAGGCCTGCCAAAGGCTACCGCAGAACAAATCCTCGGTGCGAAGCTGGAATCTCTTCAAGATATGGAAAAATTTACTGCGAAGCTGGCAATTGCAGCCCCAAATCTGCTTGGAATTGCGAAGAATCAAACCCTCAATGAGGAATTTGCAAATTCCCTTCCGAAGAATTCGGATGACCCTGCTACGGCTGGGGATGTTCTTGCCACCATCAATAAGTTTGCGAATGCCCCAATCAATGAACAGCACCTCTACAATAACGCAAAGAAATCCGATAAGAACATGGGGTACACGACTTGGCAGGAACATCTTTCCAAGTTGAAATCGCAGGCTCCGGGACTTGTTTATGACAATCCTGCGGATGTTTTGAAGCGCGCCCCTTCGGTGGAGTGACCTATGTCCTACATTGATGATTTGATTGCGCAAGAGAATGGCCAGAAGGCTCCGGCAGGTATGTCGGAATCTTACTGGAATCGGCTTGTCCAGATTGAAAGCGGAGGAGATCCTAATAATAAAACCGGACGCAATGTTGGTCTGGCGCAGTTTTCTCCTAAAGACATGAAGCAATATGGACTGGAAGGACAGGATCCAAAGGATCCAGCAGTGGCAAAGCTGGCAACTGCGCGGGAAACTGCGGCAAATGCTGCTGCTTTCAAGGCGAAACTCGGCCGAGATCCCACTGATGGAGAGTTGTATTTGCTTCACCAGCAGGGGCAGAAAGGTGGCTTGGAACTGCTCTCCAATCCGGATGCAAAAGCCTCAGATGTTATTTCGAAGTTTTACCCAAATGCGGATGTTGCGCAAAAAGCTATCACTGGAAATATGGGAACCGCGGACGACACCGCGAAGGATTTCACGTCTCGTTGGGTGAATAAATTTGAAAAGACAGCTGCCCCAACGTCTCCTGAAGGTACATTCACCCCGACTATCTCTACAACTGCGGATAAGGCTACAGCCCAAAGCAATGACTATATTTCGCAGTTGATTGCACAGGAGAAGAACGCGGAAATTAGGCAGCGACAGGAAGCGCAGCAGAGGTTGCTCGATCTTCATCCGGAACTTGCACAAGCTGCAAAACCCACCCCTGAGATGGCGAATGTACAGGCGCAGAGGGACCTTGAGGCGAGGCAGGCTGCCCTTCGAGAGAAGTGGGGGCCGATTTCGAATACCTTGGATTCCGCTCTTGGTGTTGGAACCCCGGCTATTGGAAGTCTTCCAGCTACACAATTTGGTCTTGGTCCAGTCGAAGCTTTTGCGAATAATACCTTAAGGGCAGTGAATGCACAAAATACAGGACAGCTTCAGGGAGTTCAAACTAATGAATATGGAATTCCAGTTTCTGGAACCCCGCAGGTTGGAAATCAATTTCAGAAAGATTTGAACGATCTTGCTGATGCGAAGGCTCTCTTTGCGAAAGAGCATTCCTCTGAAGCCGCTGCAACCAATGCTCTTGGAATGCTGGCTCCGATGGCTGTCGCAGGAGTTGGAACTGGAAGGGCAATTTCTTCCGGGGTAAATGCTGCGGCCAAGGCGTTGCCGGGGGTTACGGAATACCTTGCCGGAAATGGACTCCTTCCCTGGGCAGGGCGCACCGTAGGTAATGCTGTGGAAGCTGCAGCTACAAATGTCGGCGCGCAGCTTCCAGTTCTTAATCAGTCTTCGATTGATCCGAGGGCACAGCTGTTGGGTACCGCTGGTATTGGTGCGGCTTTGAGCCCACTGTCGCGACCGGCGGTTAACTTTTTCAACAAATTCGCCAATGCTTCCACCGATCCGGCGATTGCGACGACAGCGCAACTGGCAAAGGATCGCCTTGGGATCGAACTCCAGCCGGGGGGTGTGGTGACTGATCCGACGCTTCGGGATAGCATTCTGAAGATGACGGGGAATAACACGAAGAGCCCAATGCAGTTTACCCAAGCTGTTATGAAGGATGCAAATGCGACAGCTGCTGCGGCAAAGGTTGGAGCTAAAGGCTACACTCAAGAGGTGAATAAGCAGGTTCTTTCCGATCTCGGCGATAAGATGGATCACCTAGAAAAGGCGATCGATATTGACATGCTGAAGCCGGGGCCGAGCGGAAAGACAATGATTGACCGGCTTAGTGATATGCGACTTAAGGTTC